GAACGGATTGGCTTTTCCGGTAATGGCCTTAAGGTACTTGAATACCCAAGAGAACAGTTGGGTGACCGATCCGCTCAAGCCATAAGAGACCGAAGTGTTCGGGTCCACTGTTCGTGGCCCAATAACCGCGTCCGTCACCGAGTTGTTGCCGGTCTTCTGGGCAAAAATCAGAGGAGTCGTGCCGAGCTCGATCTGCCCCGTGGTCGTCAGGATCCACCCCGTTCCCGCGTTCGCAGATCCTTCCTTTACATGGACAAAGACCCCCGCAGTCAATTTTCCGTCTGAGTCCGCATCCGATGCACGCACCCATCCTGCCGAACCGGCCACATATATCCCGTTCTCGCTACCAACAGACTGGTTCTTGACCAGAACACGGTCGCCAACCGCTAGCGCGATTCCATCTATGGTCTGCAATCCGTTCAATGTAATACTCGCGATCGTCGCGGCGCGGACGTCAGCATTTAAGGCCTTCTGGCCGAGAGCGGAGTCAATTTTGTCCCAATTGTCGTTCAGCATCGTCTCAATGTTGAACATCTCGTTGCCATCCGTCTCTGGGTTCTTCTTCAACAATTTCCAGACTGAAGTGAAGATGGACATGGCTGCTCCTTTCTGCGCATTCAAGAACGGAGCATAGTTGGTCCGTTACCTGATAGCTTTGAATTGAATGTTGGAGACATTGATTACAGCTCAATAATAGAAGCGGAAACTGCTACAATATTCGAAGCAGATGCTGCCGCTTTTATCCTGATGGTCTGCCCGGCTTTTGCAAAAATATATGCAGGAAGAAGACTATAACCGCCAACCTCCAAGTTTTGATTATTAATCATGAACGTAGTTTGCGTGTTGTAACCATCATGGAATTCAACTTTTACCGTTACATTAACGTTAGAGCCAACATGAAGATACGCTTTTACGTCAAAATTACCGTCTAACAAAGGTGTAAAAGATGCAATTTCCGTTTCCGATGTGCTAGATAAACCTATGTTCTTTGAACTTGCCGACCTGGATACCCCATTAACTGATGTGAGTACCTCGATCCAAGGCTGCCACGCTACTGCCTTTCTCCGAATCCACATTCGCCCGCTGAAATACGAATAGGCTGTTTGGCAGATGTAGTTTGGGTCTGGGTGAACTATGCTGATAATGTAAAACCAGTCAGTCGAAACACCCGTCGGATTATTCACTAGATTTGCACCAATGAAAAAACCCGAACTGGTGAGATTATTTAAGTCAATTCCGCCAACTTCAATCGGCGCTCTTGTCATAAGATCTGCGGCATGCAACCCATCAACAGAATCGGCATCCATACCGCTTCCGGCACCTTGATTTCCAGTGCTCCAAACTCGGTTCCATGGCCCCCACGAACCACTGCCGCCAACGTCTGAAGGATTACCGTTTCGGAAGAACATATAACCTGCCCCATAAGGGAACGCGATCTGCGTGATCGTGTCAGCCGCCCCATGAAGAACGAGCAATTGTCCATAATCCACCGCTGGAGCCGGACCGTTCACAGGATTTCCCGAAAGGCGGTACACCCCGCTGTTCGTAAGGGTGTTCAAGTTGGTGTTGTTCCCGGCCAAGAAGTTCCTCAACAAGTCGGAAACGTGATATCCGTCCACCATATCGGCATTAAGATAGTCAACGCGCGTCGACGAATCAACAACCAACGGAGCTGTACCTTGAGGAGCATCAGAGTGAACTCCCCTGGCAGTTATCCAGCCATTCGCGTCTCTCACCGCAACGGAATTCACATTGGACGCTACATCCGCGTGGTAACCATCCAAGCCATCGGCATTCAGACCGCTTCCGGACCCGTCTACTGTCTTGATCTTTACCAAAACATCGGCAGCTGTGTAAGCAGAGGTGTTTAACTTATTCGCATTCAACGCCTCGATCGTAGTCACCGGCGGCGTCCACCAGTTGCTCTTACCAGTGATGGCCTTGATCATGTTGGCGAGCTTCGACCAGAGGCGGGTCGGGGTGTCGGCTCCGGCGGCAGCGGGGATGGAATCGTCGATCGTGCGAGTGCCTATGTGGGCGTCTGTGACTCCAGCATCCGCAATAGACAACGTACGGTCTGCGGAGAGGTCGCCGCCGCCTTGAAGGCCGCCGGACGTATTCACCTTCCGCCCGATGACGGCATGGCCGCTATGAGGTGCGGCGGCATCGACATGGGCTTTTGCGGAGGCCAGCGTCATGTCCGGAGCATCGAACGGATTGGCTTTTCCGGTGATCGCCTTGAAATACTTAAGCACCCAAGAGAACAACTGGGTGACCGAGCCGCTCAGACCATAGGCAACTGACGTATTCGGGTCGGCTGTCCGCGATCCAATAACTGCGTCCGTCGCAGAACTGCTGCCAGTCTTCAGCGCGAAAGTAAGAGGTGTCACGTCGAGCTCGATCCGCCCGGTGGTCGTCAGAATCCACCCCGTTCCCGCGTTCGCGGATCCTTCCTTTACATGAATGAAGACCCCCGCGGCAAGTTTCCCTGAAGAGTCTGCATCGGATGCACGCACCCATCCCGCCGAGCTGGCCACATAAATTCCGTTCTCGTTGCCAACCGCCTGGTTCTTAACCAGAACCCGGTCGCCCGCCGCAAGCGCGACTCCGTCTACGGTCTGCAACCCACTTAAAGCAATATTTGCGATCGTCGCGGCGCGAACGTCCGCATTTACGGCTTTCATGCCAAGTGCGGAATCGATTTTATCCCAGTTATCGTTGAGCATCGTCTCGATATTGAACATCTCGTTGCCGTCCGTCGCCGGGTTCTTCTTCAGCAAATTCCAAATCGAAGTAAAGATGGACATGGCTGCTCCTTTCTACGCATCCAGGAATGGAGCGAAGTCCGTTAACCGGTGGCTTTGGATTTGTTGAATCGTCATCTTCTGAACCTCGCCTATCGTGAAATACCGGAACTCGTATTCCACCGCCAAGTGAGCGGGCTTGATCGCTTCGATGGCGGCCCGGACATCGTTCAAGTTGGGCGGAAGTCCGAGAGTATCGACGAATTTGACCGTAAACCGGTACTCCGTGGGCTGATTCACAATCTCCACTGTGCCATTCTGATAGGACCCGGCGACGCTGCGGATCAAATCGAACGTCACCGTGCCCGTCCCTAGAATCTTGGACTTCACCGCGCTTCTTCGCTGTTCGATCGGCTTGCCGGAATCGGTGGGGAGGTCGAACTCCCTCTCCCAAGCCTCGAGCCCCCAAGTAGCCGTGCTGACGAAGAATTGGTCCAAAATCTCATCCAACGCTGATCGCAGCTGGTCCAGCTCTCCGCCCTGGGCGTCCATCAGGGACTTCATGACCCGGGAAGTCGCGTAATACGGGGGCAAGTAGCCTAGCATCTCCTTGCCCCGCTCGCTCTGCATCGTCGCTGCGTTAGACATGGAAGCTCACCGTCCCCATAACGGCCACTTCGCCCAGCGACAGCTCGACATAACCGCTTCCGCCGTTCACGGTCAAATCCGCGAAGTCGACGATCTCGGGAATGTCCAGCAGCAGCGACGCGATCCGGGTATACCGAACCACCGTGTCCGTGAACGCCAGTTGCTTCAGGTAAGCCGTCAACTCGCTTACGAACTTGGCCTGGACGTCCGCCAAGCCGGCCCCGTTGCGCAAAGTCAGTTGAGCAGACACCTCAATGGGCACTTCGGTCGCCGCTGTCACCGTCACAGCAGCCCCGATCGGGGCCTTCCCTTCCCCCATCGCGTCGACGGGCGAGATGTAGTTTTGCACCTTGCGGACCAGTTCCGCATTCGGAGCCCGCTTGTCCGAGTCGATCACGTACACCTTTACGGTACCCGGCCCATTCCACAAAGGCTCGACGACCGCGCCGCCGATGCCGTCTACCTGCAACGCCCACTGCAAATAGTCCGCCTTGTTGCCGCTTGTGCCTGGGCTTCGGATCTTCAGCATGAGCCGCTCCAACAACGAAGCGTCTCCCTCCTCGGCTGCCCCGCCGCTGAGCGCTTCCGGATTCAGGATCGCTGAGATCCCCGGAACCGTTGAAACCACGACATTCACCGCCCCGGCCGCCACATTGCCGAATGTACC